CATTAGGCAACGGGACTACACAACCCAATTCCATGGCAGCAAACCGGCGAACATTCTCAAGATATGCTTCCATTTCACCGGTCTTTAATTTTGTGGTGGATTTAACGAACATTTCACCCTTACTTTCGTATGCCAGGAATTGTTTTCCCATTAATTGATGGATCTCTTCTGGCAGGTAGCCCACCTCATCCCCTATGATTTTATAGACAACCCCCCACATATAGCGATTTTGCTTATCCGATCGGGTCATCTTCTCTTTTGGCCTGGCAGCTTCCCAACATTTCTCAAGTAATAACCGGATCTCTCCCCAGGAATATTCTTTTTTTTGGGGTTTGATCCGGCTGTACCATTGTGGAAAGGTTGGGTGCATTAAACCAGACCCCGTGCGGTCTCTTCAAAAGAATGAATGGTGCCTTTCAGGATACCGACAAGAACAACCGCCATTTTTTGAGCTTCATCAGTTTTGAGTGCGGAAAAATCAACACTGTCTGAAACGCATCTATCCAGAATATTTGCAGCAGAGATAAGAATTTCTTTGTCCCCTGCAATCAGTTTGGCCCGTTTTTTATCGGCCTTGAGTTTTTCAACCTGTGCAGCTTCATCCTCTGCCCTGGCTTTGTCGTAGCTGGCGTTAATTTCAATGGCCGAGTCGTTTATTATTGCCAGGTTCAGCTTTACGGCCTCGTCATACTCATTGGAATATCTTTCAAAAGCAATCCTGTCTTTTTCTGCCCTTGCAGCCTGTTGCTGTACCTCAATAGCCTTGCGGTCCCGGTCAAGCTGTTCCTGCTGTAGTCGGAGTTTTTCAGCGTGTTTTTCATTGATTTTTTGGATCTCCAGATCCTTAACCCGTCTTTCCTCATCAAGTTTTTTCTGGATGGCATCCTGTTTTTCACGCTCGGCAACCCGGGCGGCTTCAAAGGCGGCTTTTTCTTCCGCAAGGGCTTTCTCTTTTGCGGCATTTTCTTCTGCAATGCGGGCCTGATCAGCCTGGGTTTCTTCCCAATCGATTCGGTTTTTAAGTGCCAGTTGGGTGTTCTGGATTCCATCTGCTTTGATTTGTTCTGCGTATTCGGTTTTTTCCTGAAAATCAACTGCGGAAACTTCAAAGGATTCCAGTCTCCCAAGGGCGTTGGCTATACCGTCTTTGGATTTGTTGTATTGCAGCCCCACCGTTGCCAAAACTTCCAGATCCTCAAGCAAGCTTTGGATTTTGTTTACCCGGTCGGCTTCATTTTTTGCCTCTCGCTGATCTTCTTCATCCAGCATCCCCTTCAATCTTTCTTCCAGGGGGAGTAATGGGGCAATCAATTCCTGTGCTTTTGAATTAACGTCTTTGATCCACTCACGGGCATCAGCCCCCAATTCTTTTCTCCGCTTGTCCGTTCCGGTCCGAGCTTTCACACAGATCATTTTCGCTTCGTGGATTGTCTTGTATGATTCTTTATCGCCAGGGATGAGCTCAAGGGTTTCATACTCCTTGACCATTGCGGCGATTGCTTTCGGGTTGAGTTCAAAGATGATTGGGACGAAACTGTTTTCTTGATCAATATTTATTATTTCCGCTGTCTGGTTCATGGTGCCTCCTATGCTTTCAATTTGGTTACGAGTGAATTTAAATCTTCCAAAAACCTTGCCATTTCATCTTTGATAATTTGGATCAGTTTTTCATCTCTTTTGACCGGGATAATCAACGGCTTAACCCCTGGAAAGTAAGACATGAACCACCAGATATCCCAACCCGTTAAAGCAAGGCTTGATTGCACCTGTAGCCGGTACGCAGTTGGCAACGTCCCTGCTTTTAGATATTCAAGGTGGGTCTTTAGTTGGGGACACTTGATTTCTAATGCCTCCATTTGATTTTCCATAATACCATCCGGGGAAATATGCCACTCCTTTTTATCATCCGCAAAAATCATGGCACATTCAGACACTTCAATATCCTTAATAAAAGAAAAACTTTCCCTGGCCTCCGGTTCATGTTCAGTTCCCCATTTCATTTCATATGTTTGAAACAATGGTTTCGCCCTTCCGGTAATTCTCTGGCTTGCTTTTTCAATTAAATAGTTTTCCCTTACCGACTCTTTCACCGGCTTCCCGGTGCTGGTAATAATATTTGAGACACCAGTGCCGCCCACCGAATAAAGCCGCTGTGTAAACCACTCAGGATCATGTTGTTCAAAAGAAGTTTCAATAATCACAATGCACCAGCCTTGGCCTTGAGCATATTCAAGGCCCTGCCGTATTGTGCTGCCGGGATTGCTTCAACCGAATTGGCATTGAAGTTTTTCAGGAACATTTGAACATTGCCTTTGGTTTCTTTCAGCAGGTCATTTATTTCTGTGGCCTGGTCAACTGTAATATATTGGACAGGCTGGTATCCATGCCCGTCATCGTCAAAATTAGCATCTGATGAAGCCAGCCCCATAATTGATTCAAAAGTGGTGGCCTTGAGGTATGTAATAGTAGATTTGATTTGCTGAATAGGGTTCTTACTGCCTGACCCATCAGCGGGGGCAGACATGGACGTTTCTTCGGAACATCCATCTTTATGAGTAACGATACAGGTAACTTTGATCATCTTGGGGTCTGTTTGATCCAGATCCCATTTATGAGATAACCCGCATTTTGACATTTTTGGCAGGGAGCTATTGATAAGGTTTCCCAGGGTTGTGTATTTTGATTTGTATTGAGTATTTACCTTATCTTTTGAGATATGCGGCGGGTCTGCTTTAAACTCAGCCATTGCCTTGGTAAATGCTTTCTTGGCCTGATAAGCTTCATGTTCATGCTGCAATGCCATCATATCCTTAAGCATTGCCAGATCCCCACCAGCCTTTAAAAAAGACTGAGCCATTTCCATGGGTGACGGTTCAACCACTTGAAGTTCATTAACCTGACTTGCCTCTGGTGCGTTTTTAAGTGCTTCCATAACCCCTCCCTTACATCGCCATTCGTTTATGTGTTTCGGTTACCACAAACCCGGTTTTCCCGGTTTCAGAAAAGAAGATCGGCGTTTTTATTTCGACGTAAATCTCCCCGCCGTCGATATCGCAAACAACAGCGTCTATTTTTTCTCCATCAAGCACCATGTGGACAGACAGATTTTTCATTCTGCGCTCAATTTCATCCTCGATATAGGCTTCCATGGCTTTTTCCATGTCGGCCTTTGCTTTGCCCTCTAACATCGATCCACCTCCATTTTTCTATCTTTCATTTGTTCATAGAGATATTCAGCTTTTTCCGCTTCAAGATCGGCGGCTACATCTGGCATAACTTCTATAATCTCGTCGGTCCATTCGTCCCCATGCTGTTCAAAAAGCAAGTCTTCCAAATCTGTGGGGATAGGCTTTCCGTCAACTTCTATGCGCTCCATGTCAATGTCGGGGTCTTCCGGGGGATTATCCCAAGATCCTGGGAAACCTGGGGAAGAAATAGAATAAATAATTGTGATCGATTCGCAGTTTTTTGGTGTGTGCCGGTACATTGCGCCCCCTTATCCCGAAAAAGCGTACATAATGACTGTAAATGCCCATGCTAATCCTAAAAATACTGCACCCTGAAGTAGCATTGTGATTGCCTCTCTCATTTTTTCTCCTTTAGGCTCTGATCTCCCACTCAAGTTGATCAAAGCCCCCTAAATTATTGGTTGATGTTCGCTCTTGTCGTTTGCCGTTCCATCCGCTGTGTCAGCCATCAGGCTATTGTTTCCGGGGTGGGGTCGGCGGGTGTTTGTACTCTGGTAGGCAGATAAAAAGATCATGCTACTTTCTCCCCCTCCAGCTGCCCGAAAGCTCGCTTTAATTCTTCTGGTCCTGAATTTTTCCAATCTCTTATGGATTTCCCGGGAAAAAGATCGGCTAACTTTTCAGCCAATGGCCATGATATTTTTCTTTCACCGTTAATCAGCATCGAAAGGTACTGTTCAGTCATTCCGAGTTGCTGTGATATTTGTTTTCTTGATTTCATGGCTGTATTTTATGTGAACGAATGTGGAATGTCAACAACTATTTAACAA